CTATTTTAACTTTAAATTGGGGCGAAGAAATATCTACTTGGTATTTAAGTTCTGCATCAAACGGACTATACAAAAGGCATTACGAAAATTATTTGGGTAATATCTTTAACATTAAAAGTAGATTAGTTGTTGTAAAATGTTACTTTAATCCTGTTCAATTAATCGATATAAAATTAAACGATAGAATTATCATAAGAGATAAGAAGTACACGATTAATAAAATGACAACCGATATTACAAGCGGAGAAACTACAATGGAATTGCTTACAGATTATCGTAGTGGAATAGTTCCAATAGGTAACCGATTTTCTTTTGAGCCATATTATGAAGTTGATAATGCAGAAAGAACTATTGAGATTTTATTATTAAGGAATGTAAGTCCGTTAATATCGTTGCAATCTTCTTTATATGGTTGGATTAACTACGTTAACACGGACTATTATAATGACACAACCATAAGAGTAGATATATCACAAAATACAACAGGTTCACAACGTATAGGATATATAACAGGAAAATGGAATAATGAATTTGGAGTTGCAATAAACATCGAAATACCAATTATACAAAATGCTTAAACTAATAATCGAGCTATTAAAGATAGCACCAAAAGGGGAATGCGAAACGATTGATTTCGCAAAAGGTAAATACAAATTTCCAGAGAATTTTAAAGAACTTAAAGACTATATGAGATGGCAATAACCAAGGTGATTGAAATAGATGTTGACGAATTAAAAGCGTTAGGTGGACTTGACAACTTAAACAAGGCGGTACAACAAACAGACAAAAGTACAGCAAGTTTAAAGACTCAAATTAAAGAAGCTACTATTGAATTAGTAAACGCTCAAAAAGAATTTGGGGACTATTCGGAGGCTGCTTTAAATGCTGCTAAAAAAGTAGCAACTTTAAAAGACCAAATTCAAGAGGCTCAAGAAACTTCAAAACTTTTTGATCCAGGAGCAAAGTTTCAAGTAGCTACTAATGCAATTGCTGCAGGTGCAAATGCGGTGCAAGGTTATCAAGCAGCGTTAGGGCTTTTAGGAGTAGAAAGTGAGGGAGCACAAGAAGCACTTTTAAAAGTTCAATCAGCTATGGCACTCTCACAAAGTTTGTCAGTACTTAAAGATAGCGGTAAAGAGTTTGAAAGATTAGGGTCAATTGCAAAAAAAGCACTTTCAGGAATTAGGTCAGGAATTGCAGCGACTGGAATTGGTTTACTTGTTGTTGCTTTAGGTGCTATTGTAGCTTATTGGGATGATATTAAAGAGGCTGTTAATGGTGTGAGTTCAGAGCAAGAAGCGTTAAACATACAAGCTCAAACGAATTTAAATATTGAACAAAGTAAGTTAGATACAATAGGCGGGCAAGAAAATATCTTAAAGTTACAAGGGAAAAGCGAAAAGGATATTTTAAAATTAAAGATTGCTCAAACCGATGAGGTTATAAAAGCAACTGAAAACCAAATTGCACAAAACGATATTACAGCAAAGGCACAAATAGCAGCGTCACAACGTAATAAAGATATTTTAGCGGGTATAATTAAATTTATACAAACACCTTTAACTTTATTATTAGAAGGTGTTGATATGGTAGGGGAGGCATTAGGACAAAACTTTGGACTTGCTCAAGGATTTAGTGATTTGGTAGATAAGGGTGCGAGTTTAATTTTTGACCCTGAAGCGGAAAAAGCCGAAGCGGAAAAAGTGCGAAAAGAAAGTGAGAAAGCTTTACAGAAATTAAAAAACGATAGAGCAGGTTATCAACTATCTATAAAAAATATTGATGAGCAAGCAAGTAAAGATGCAGCATCAAAACAAAAAGACGCAAACGACAAAGCTAAAGAGGAACTAAAAAAACAAAAAGATGCTTTAAAAGCTATTGAAGAAAATAATATAAAAGAAATTGCAGACTTAAAAGCTAAAACTGAAAGCGAAAAAGTAGCACTTCAAAAGCAAAGGGATTTAGCGGAATTAGATGCTTTAAAATTAACTGAAGAAGAAAAAGCAAAAGCACGTTTAGCAATATTAGAAAAATATAAAATTTTAGAAGGAGAAGCTAAAGTAAAAGATGCTGAAACAAAAAAGAAAGAAGATGACGAAAAATTAGCAAAAGACCAAGAGTCTAAAATAAAAGAGCTTGAACTTTCTAAAGAATTTGATAATTTAACTTTTGAAGAGCAAAGGAATATTTTAACTGAAAGAGAAACCGCTTTACTTAATGATGAACTTTTAACCGAAGAGCAAAGAACAACTTTAAAGCAACAATATGCAGACGCAAGAATTAAAATTGATGAATTAGAGGCACAAGCTAAAGCTAAAATGGTGGCTGCTATTGGTCAAACACTTGCAACCGCATCTGAACTATTAGGAAAAAATACAGTAGCAGGTAAAGCTATGGCTATTGCAGCGACAACAGTTGACACCTTACAATCTTCAATGAGTGCGTACAAAGGAATGGTTGCTGTTATTCCTGGACCTGCGGGTATAGTTGCGGGTGGAGTTGCTGCTGCGGGTGCAATTGCTACAGGTTTGGCAACTGTTAAAAAGATAGTATCTGTTAAAGTGCCAGGTGGCGGTGGCGGTTCTGCTCCTTCAATAAATGCGAGTTCAACGGGTGGCGGTGGAAGTGCTGCACCAACTTTCAATGTAGTAGGTAATGCAGGAGTAAACCAAATTGCTCAAACTTTAGGAAGTCAGCAACCGCCAATACAAGCGTATGTAGTAGCAAACAATGTAACTACGCAACAAAGTTTGGATAGAAACATAGTAAGTAACGCAAGTTTAGGATAACAAAAAAGCCACTCGTTAAGGGTGGCTTTAATGATTAATAACTAAAAAATTCAAACTATGGAAAAATGTCTTTGCAAATATAAACATTTTTACAATTCAATATGTAAAATAAACTTTTTTTTTCGTTAAATAAATATGGACACATACTTAATTAGATTCAATCCAAATAAAAACAAGGGCGTTTATGCGATTTCTTTAGTTGAAGATCCAGCTATTGAAGAGTATTTTGTGCAAATGTCGAAGGATTATGAAGTAAAATTAGCAGAAATAGACAAAGAGAAACGTTTATTTATGACTCCTGTACTTATTCCTGACCAAAAAATCTTAAGAATTGACGATAAAGGCAATGCTTTTAATATCGTTTTCCCAGCTGAAACGATAAGAATGGCACAGCAACACTTTCAAAAGAATGGATATCAAAACGAATCTACTTTAGAACACGATATAAATCTAAAATTAGAGGGTGTAACATTTGTTGAAAGTTGGATTAAAGAAGATGAGGTACACGATAAAAGTGTTATGAAAGGGTTTAACCAACCTATCGGAACGTGGTTTACTATTTTTAGAGTTGATGACGATGAGGTTATGGCTAAAATAGAAGCGGGAGAAATCAAAGGCGTATCAATTGACGGAGCTTTTGAATTAGAAGAGAATGTAAATTTAAAAACAGATATGAATTTAGACACTATTTTAACAGCGATTAAAGAAGGCTTTGCCTCTCTTAATCAAACACAAGTTAAGTTAGGAAAATCTATGACTATCGATGAGCAAGCGGTTTTCTTTGAAGGGGAATCGTTAGCAGTTGATACAATGGTTTTTGCTGATGAGGCTATGACGGAAGCATTTGCTGATGGAACCTACGAAATCGACGGAATGATGGTTGTAGTTGCCGAAGGTAAAGTTGCTGAACTTACTGAAAAAGTTGAAGAACTTTCAGAAGAACAAAAGAAAGAAGAAAAAGTTGAAATGGCTGATGACTCGGTTGAGGCTAAAGTAAACGAAATTATGCAAGCGTATGTTGGCGAAATTGCTAAAGCAGTAGCTGCACAATTAGAAGGATTTAAAGCTGAAATGAAAAAAGAAGAAGCGGAAGTTATTTTAACTAAAGCTACTCCAATTCATACAGAGGTTGCAGAGCCTAAAAACTTGCAAGAGAAATTTTTATTAGAATTACAAAAACAAAATTAATATGCCAACAACAGTAACTGTAGGTTCAAACTACAATGGTAAAGTAGCGGGTGGTCTTTTCCTAAAAGCGTGGAAAGAAGCTGACACTTTAAAAAACAATTTAGTAACAATTTATCCAAATGTGAACTCTAAACTTTCTTTAAGAAAATTAGAAACTACAAACGGAAGACGCGAGTACACTTGTGGACACACTCCAGCGGGTTCAATTACTTTAGCTGAAAAATCAATCACTCCTACAAAATTCAAAGATGATTGGGATTTATGTAAAGAAACTTTTAGAGCTACTTGGACTGCTGACGAAATGGGAGCAAGTGCTGCTAACGATGTTTTCCCTAAAGAAATTTTAGATGGAATTATTGCATCTAAATTAGCAAATGAAGCATCTTATACAGATGACAACATTTGGCAAGGTGTAGATGCTACAAATGGTTATGATGGTTTCTTAACTCAATTTGCTGCTGATGTTAATATCGTAACAGTTGATGGTGAGGCTATCGACAAAACAAATGTTATCGCTGAATTAGAAAAAGCAGTTGCAGCTATTCCTTTAGCAATTAGAAGAAGAACTTTAAACATTATGGTTTCTCCTGATGTTGCACAAGCGTATAACTTTTACCTTATCGACAAAGGAACTACTAACGGATTAGGTGGTAACGCTAATACTGAATTAGTTTTCGGAAAACATAGATTAGTAGAAGTAGGTGGTTTACCTGAAGCTACAATTGTAATTGCTGAAACAGGAAATTTAGGTTTCGTAACGGGTGCTTTAGAAGACCACAACTCAATTCAAGTAGTTGACGAAGACGCTATCGGTTTATTAACAGGTAAAGTAAGAGGTACAATGGTTTATAATGCAGGCGTTATCTACGTTTATGCTCCAGAGATTGTATGGTACAGAATTCCTGAAGCTTAATATTAACATAAAGGCTCGTTAATTCGAGCCTTTTAAAAAACATATACAATATGAGTTGTGATTTTATTACAAAAGGAAAAAAAGTAGCGTGTTTAGGTGCGGTTGCTGGTGTTAAAAATATATTTATTGGTTTATATGCTGATTATGGAATTACTGCAACTGCACAAGTTGTGGCATCTTTAGGTACGTTAGACGAAACCTTTAAATATGAATTTTCAAGCAATACTCAAGGATTAACAGAAACGCCTAACATCAATTGGGATAACGGAACGAAATTCATTTCGCAAGTTTTAGTTGGTAATTTACCAATTTTAGATCCTGAAACGCAAGAGGAGTTATCTTTAATGATGCGTAACAGAATTGTAGTTTTCGTTGAGGACTATAATGGTAATATCAAATTAATGGGTTACAAAAACTCTGCTAAAGCTACGAATGGTAGCGCAGTTACAGGACTTGCAAAAGGTGATTTAAACGGATTTACATTTGAATTCACAGCAGAAGAACCTGATTTTGCACCATTTTTAAGTTCAACTGCTAAAACAGCATTGTTGGCAACGGTACAAAATTCATACATTGGAGAAACTCCAGTAGTTTAATTTTATCTTCCATTTTTTTTAACCTCTCTAATTAATTTTAGAGAGGTTTTTTTTATGTAAAAAAAGTAAATTATTACGTTATTAAAGTATGGACTATTTTATTACTTCAAGCGAAACACATAATTTAAGATTTTTGCATAGGGTTTACGAGCCTATTGTAACGTTAACTTTATGGCACGAACTTACAAATACTAAAAGCGTTATAAGTGGGATTGAGTGCGAATTATCAGACGGATATAGTTTGATAACATTTGATTTTGATTTTATCTTAAACGGAACGTATACGCTTGAAATTACAAATAATAGTACACTAATATACAGAAGTAAAGCAAAAGCAGTATGAAATTAGAAGTATTAAAATTAGCAAAGGAATATATTAGACCTGAAATTAAAGAAAGCCCGAATAAGGATTGGGTAATGAATGGGGATAATAACCAAATGTATAAGGATATTATAGCGAGCTATTACGGAAGTCCTACAAACTCCGCTATTATCGATTCTTATGCACGTTATATTTATGGATTAGGTTTTAATATTGACCAAAATTTTATATCTAAAACAGATGCAAGAAAAATTTGTTTTGATATGGTATTGTTTGGAGAAGCATCTTTCGAAGTAACTCCAAAAGGTAATCTTTACCATATTGAAAAGAATAAACTTTTACCTAATAAGGCAGAAGATGGGGAAATTAGAGCATATTGGTTTAGTTTTGATTGGGATAATCAACAAAAATACCCACCTAAAAGAATACCTACTTACGGATTTGGTAAGAAAACAGAAAACCAAGTATTTGTAATAAAGTCAAACCAAGTCGGGCAATTCTATTTTGGTAATCCGAGTTATATTTCAGCGTTACCATATTGCGAGGTTGAAAGTGAACTTGCTAATTACTATGTTAATCACATTAAAAACGGAATGAGTTTCGGACATGTTATCAATGTGAATGGTGGGAAGCCTGAAAGCGAAGAGGATTTAAACAAGTTCAGCCGACAAATTAGAAACCAATTAACAGGAAGTACAAACGCTGGTAAATTCTTATTGTCTTTTAATGATAATAAAGAAAGCGAAACAACTATTTCAGCTTTACAAGTTAGCGATGCACATAAGCAATACGACTTCTTAACGCAAGAGGCACAGAATAAAATATGTATAGCTCACAAAGTTGTATCTGGAGCTATTTTAGGTATTACTAAAAGTACAGGATTCAGTTCTAATGCAGAAGAAATAGAAACCGCTTTTAACGAAACGTATTTAAACGTTATACAACCTACTCAGGAAAATATTATTGATGCAATTGAATTCGTAAAAGGATTAACAGGATTGGAATTTTTAAGTTTAAGAGAAAAAAAGACTCCAGAAACGGCTTTGAGTTTGTCAAAAAAAAAAGAAATTGACCTATCTGAATTCGGGGAAGATATAGATTTAAATGAGTGGGAATTGGTTAGATCTAATCCTGTTGATTATGATACAGAAGCGAAATTAGACTATGAAATGGACGTTTTAAACGGTGATAATTTAGAAGGTAAAATTTTACAATTAGCAAATGTAAAAACGGGAGTTGCTAAAACAAAAAGTACATCAGAACAAGATACAAAATTATTTATAACACGTTACCGATATAGTGGAAATCCAAATCCTGAACGTGAATTTTGTTCGGCTATGATGAAAGCTAATAAGCTATACCGTAGAGAAGATATTGACGCAATGTCTAAAATGAATGTTAATCCTGGCTTTGGTATGGCTCCAAATCCAAACGACCCGTACGATATATGGCTTTGGAAAGGTGGCGGAAAATTAAGCGAAGATTTTAAATTTGGAACTTGCAAACATTTTTGGGTTCGTGAAATGTATCGTAAAATTGGAACAGGTAAAAATACAGCGGCTCAACAATCTACACCAGCAGAGGTACGCAAAGCGGGAGAGATTGCACCAACAAATGATAAACGAGGGTACATAGCACCTCACGATATGTAATAGATTATGATAGTACTTTTAAAAGATAACGAAATAACAGAAAATACTCCTTTAGGTGGGAATATTGATGTAGATAGATTGCGTCAATGTATTTTAGACGCTCAAATTACAAGGCTTGAGGAATTGTTAGGAGAGGATTTATACGATAAGATTTGTAACGAATACGATGCCGAAACTTTAGAGGGTGATTACTTGACATTGTACGAAAATTACATTAAACCTTTTTTAATTCGTCAAGGTGCTTTAGAGTTTTTAAAGATTGGAGCTTTTACAATTGGTAACAATGGTATTGCCTTACCAACTCCCGCTAATACTTCGGCAATTGATAGTAAAATGTTATCAAATTTAGTAAGCGAAATGAGAGCAAAGGCGGATATGTTTGCGGAACGTATGTATAGATGGCTTTGTAAAAAGAATTTACCCGAATGGCGTTGTAGTAGTGATAACGTAGTAAATCCAAACAAGCCAAGTTTTGGTAGTTGGTTTTTAACAAACGAGTTTATCGACGAAGATATATATGTCAGAAATATTTTAAATAATAAATTATAAAACAAAATGAAACACAAAGATTATTTTAACGGAGCAAATCAAGGATTAGCTTCTTTCGGTCAATTTGGATTAAGAGTATTAAATGCTGAACCTTCAATTGAAAACGAAACTTTCGTAGCTATTCAAGTTTTAACAGATGCTGTTATTACTTCAAAATTAAAACCATATCCAACACCTGACAGCGAAATAATAGGAGATACAGATTTAACAAGTTTAGCACTTACTGCTGGAACTATTATATATGGTAGATTTTACGATGTCGATGTAGAAAGCGGAAAAGTAATCGCATATAAAGGATAAATTATGTTAGGATTAGGAAATAGTTTAATACATAACAATAGGGTAAAAAGAGGTGCTGTTTTGCCTTCAAATATTGTAGCTCCTGTTGTAAGTGGTACTAATACTGTTGGAAGTATTTTAACTACTACTAATGGAACGTGGAGCGGAAGTACTCCTATTACTTACACCTATCAATGGTTAAGAAATGGTAGTAATATAAGCGGTGCAACTTCATCTACTTATACTTTAGTTACTGCTGATACTTCGAATGTGGTATCTTGCAGAGTGACTGCAACTAATTCAGTAGGTAGTAAAAATGCAACTTCTAATAGTTTAACGATTTACGAACCACAATACAAATCTATTTTAGATTATGCTACAACGCAAGGTTATACTTTACCAAGTACTGCACAACGATTAAAACAAAATACTTTATTAAGTAGTTTAAAAACTTCGGGAGTTTGGAATAAACTTGATACGTTTGCGAATTTTGCTACAGATGGTAGCAGTAACTTTGCTTTAATAGATTGGAAAAGAGTATCTCTTTTAACCGCTGTTAATAGTCCAACTTTTACAACTAATGAGGGATTTATGGGTAATGGCACAAGCTCGTATATTGATACTAATTTTAATCCAAGTACACAAAGCACAAACTATATTACTAATAACGCAAGTAGACACATGTATCTATTTTCGGGAATGTCTAATCAACGATTAGATGGTAATAGTATCGATACAAACAACATTCGTATAGGTACTTACAACACTAATAAGATAAATTCAGGTGCTGTAAATTTAATGAATAGTGCTTTTACATATACAGCTACTAAAGGAATGAAATCTATACATCGTACAAGTTCAACTGCTATTACTTTATATAATGCATCGGTAGGTGAAAATAGAACGCTATTATCAACAGGTTTACCTAATGCAAATCAATGGATTTTTAGACAAGCTTCAGTTTATGTAAATGCTAAAATGTCTATGTATGCAATGGGTGCTTCTATGATCACTGAAAATACAGCTTTTGTTAATGCTTTTGATACTTACTTAAACTCTTTATAATATGTTAGTACTACACCCAAATTTAGAACAATATAATACTTTGAATGGTTATAAGAATAACGCATCTGAACTACTATTTGTAAAAGATGGTAGCGATAAATGGATAGTTGGAATTGAAGTCTTAAACGACGAAAATTTTACTGCAATTCATAACCAATTAAACCAATTAGAACGGATTGAATATACTCCAATAATCGAATAACCTACTATGATTACCACTAAAACACTAATTATTATTTTAACAACATTCTTTATATTTATAACGCCAATACTCGGACTATTGGCGTTAATATCGTTTGCTGTTTTGTTCGACACGATTTTCGCAATTTATGTAAGTATTAAACTAAAAGGAATTAACTCTTTTAAAAGCACAAAACTATTCAATATAGTAGTTAAAACTTTCTTTTATATGGGTTCAATTATATTTGCTTTTATGATTGACAAATATATTTTAGAAGGAAAACTTTTAGATATATCTTATTTAATATCAAAAGTACTTACCTTTGTATGGATTTATATTGAAGTTAAGTCAATAGATGAAACTTCTATGAAGTTGGGCAACCGATCACTTTGGGTAATTGTTAAAGAAATTATATCTAAAGGAAAAGATTTGAATAAGGATATTAACGAAATAAAAGATTAATGCTTTCACAACTTTACGAAAATTATAAAAATATGGCAAAGATAAGTAAGAATTTCAGTTTAGAAGAATTTAAGTGTAAAGATGGTTCAGATATTCCAAACTCTGCACTTTTAAATATTGTAGAACTTGCACGCAATTTAGAAGTATTACGAACTGCAATAAACAAACCAATTACAATTAATAGCGGTTACAGAAGTCCTAAATATAACGCTAAAATAGGAGGCGTAAAAGATAGCCAACATTTAAGAGGTACAGCTGCGGATATTAAAGTTGCAGGAATGACACCTAAAGAAGTAGCTTTAGTAATTGAAGGACTTATTGAAAGTGGAAAAATGAAAGAGGGCGGTATTGGTGTTTACCCTACGTTTACGCATTATGATCATAGAGGAAAAAAAGCACGTTGGTAATTCAGTTATTATACACAATAATATGCACCCAAACAAAAATAGAAGATACCGATTAAACAATGCTGAAGTCAGAAAATTAGGTCTTGAATTTAATTTAAGAAATAGATACAGACTTTCAAAAGAGAAAGAAGTTGAACTACTAAAACTTCGAGAGCCACAACATCAAATAAGAAGATTGTTCTTTGATATTGAAACAAGTCCAAATGTATGTTATGCGTGGCGTATAGGTTACAATTTAAGTCTACAACCACACGATATAATCGAAGAAAGAAAAATAATTTGCATATCGTACAAATGGGAAAGTGAAGATAAAATACACTCGTTAACGTGGGATAAAAACCAATGCGATAAGCAAATGTTAATTGATTTTGTAAACGTTGCAAATACTGCTGATGAATTGATTGCTCACAATGGCGATAGATTCGATATTAAATGGATTCGCACACGTTGTATATTTCATAGAGTGCCAATGTTTGCACAATATAAAACTTTAGATACCTTAAAGAAAGCTAAAAATGGATTTAATTTTAATTCAAATAAACTCGATTACATAGCTCAATTTTTAGGAGTAGGGGCAAAGGTTCAACATAGAGGTTTTGATATGTGGAAAGACGTTTTAAAAGGTTGTAAAGAGGCAATGAAAGAAATGGTTGTTTACTGCGAGGGTGACATTATAGTATTAGAAGATGTATTTTTGACAATGCAAAATTATATTAAACCAAATACACACTCTGGAGTTTTAGGTGGTAACTTAAAATACAGTTGTAGTTGTTGCGGTTCAGAAAATGTAACTTTACTAAAAAATAATGTTACTGCTTTAGGAACTATTAAAAGACTTATGCAATGTGATGATTGCGATAGCACTAACGAAATCGGAAATTCTGCTTATATGAATTATTTAAAATTTAAAACAAATAACTTTTTATGAAAATACAAATCGAAGCACACGGAAAAAAGCATAGTTTTGAATGTGACTATGACGACTTAACAACAGTTGAAATAATTGAAATTATAACTAACTTATTAATTAGTGCTGGTTATGATTATCAAAATATTAAAGATGAATTACAATGAGTGATATAACAAAATGTAGCGGTTTTAATTGCCCGTTAAAAGATAATTGTAAAAGATATAAAGCAATAGATGGAATGTGGCAAAGTTATTTTACAGAGCCACCTTATAAAGATGGGAAATGTGAGCATTTTTTAGGCGACGAATCTAAAAGCACATTAAAGAAAATAATTTTAGGTTGTTTAGTTTTACTTTTCGTTTCTTGCGGAACTGTTAAAAAATCAAGTTCAGTTATCGAGGAAAATACAACTACTGAAACCGATATAACAAAGTTTAGTAATAGCTTTACTTTAGAGCCTGTAAACCTTGACAAACCTATATTACTTGGAAAAGACACAATTTATAATACAAGGGTTATTTATAACAATTCTAAAGAAACAATTAAGGAAAAGCAAAACATCGATTTTAAAGAAGAAAAAAAAGATAAACAAGTTGACTATTCAGAAACTATTAAAATAGTCGCAAATCGGTTTATGTGGCTTATTGGAATACTATTTGTATTGTTTATTGTTTTGAATTGGATAAAAAATAAAACCACTCTATTTTGAGTGGTTTTTAATTATACACAATCTTCTTTTTTTATCATAAAATACATTTTCTTTGTCTATTATTTTAACCTCACTAATTAGAATTTTACAAGGCTCATCTAAATACAAAATGTATTCTGGATCTGTTTCTGAAATCATACCAACTTCACAATATTGTGGCTTAATGCCTTTCGGTTGAAAGTATATTGTATTCATATTTTTTTGTTTTTAATTAAACACGTTATCTAAACTTCTTTTTAAATCGTCAATTGTTGGCTTCTTTCTTTTGTCAACTTTTGGCGTTAATTCTTTGAATACTATTTCTCTTATTAACTTTGAAACATTTACTTTGTTTGCTTTTAAATCAGTTAAGATTTTCTTTTGTTCTTTAGTTAAAGTAAAGCTGTGTATTTCTGTGTAAATTTCCATATTTTATAAGTGTTAATAAGAGAAAATAATATTTTTTATGATGTAATGTTGTAGTTATAAGCTATTTAAAACCGAACGAGATTTGTCAATTAACTTTTGGTGTTTTTCAATAGATTTATTTATTTTATCTATAACAAAATCTTTAGCCTCTTTTTTTGTTTTAAAATATTGTGAATCATTTGGGTGTCTTGACCTAAAATCACGACATATAATTCTTGTTTTACCGTGTAATTCTTTTTCATAAATGAAAGTATCGTCAGGATTAATTTTTTGTATTTCAAATTCCTGAACGCCTTTTAAATAATTTCCGCAAACTTTGTATATTTTCATAATAAACAGCTTATAACAGCAATTACACGCTATTGCTAGATTAGTGATTAATTTAGTGATGGTTTTGTATCTCAAAGATTCGTGTTTATCCGTAAGATGGTTTTGTACTTGTACGCAACATCGTGTAGTTGCGAAACGTTAACCGCTATTTAAACGGCACTCGGTGTATAACGACATTTTCGTGAGTTATTGGAAAAGGTTTCATTTTTAAACTATGATACGGAAATCCTTTAGCTTCACACATTTTTTTAAAATTTCCGAATACTTCAACTTCTTCGGAAATTACTACTATTACATTTTTACGTTGCATTATTTTACGGTATTTAAAATGAAATCAATCGCATCTTTTATATCTTCATTGTAAGAAATTGTAAAATCTGTTCCAGTAGATGAAGAAGCTCTTTTAACAACAAAAGAAAAATCAGAAGATGAATGATAAACAGTTCCTTGTTTGTGATCTGCAATTCTTACAGATTTATCGTTTAAATCAAAATATTTACCATTAAAATAAGACCATAAAGAAGAAATTAAAAGTTGTTGTCTTTTTATTTCATAATCTTCCATGTCTAAATCTCCGTTATCTTCTCTTTCGTTAATGATTTCTAATTCTGTATAAAAATCTTCGATTGCTTGTGTGTTAAAAGTTGTCATAATTTCTATTTGTTTATTATTATGATGTAAAGATACGACTTATTTTTACATAGACAAACTTTTTTAGAAATATTTTTAAAATAATTACAATTTAGTAAAATAAACAGCGGTTAACAAGTGTTTTGCTCAATTGTGCCGAAAGTAGTTTGCGGTTAGGCACAACTGAAGCAAAGCCCGAAATCGTTAACCGCTATTTTCAGAAACATCGTTGTAACAGAAAACATTTTTGCAAGGAGGAAACCAAGACTTTAACCATTTGGTGTGTTTTTTGTCTATGTTTCCAGCGTGAACTTTTGCAAATAATTGTTTCATCTTTTCTACTGCATTTCTGTAACGGTTAATGTCATCATCTATATCAAAACTCCATTCAAAAACTAATTTGTTAAGTTTTGTGTTTAAGTTCTCAATCAACAACATTTCAGCGCCTTCAATGTCAATTTTACAATTGCTTCCTATTTTTAAAACATCATTGAAGTTTATACATTCAACAACTTTTTTACCACCACCCCAATTTTTAATTATTGAATTTCTCCAAGTGTTACCGTTTTTTTGAACAAACAATGTTATTTCTTTCGTATCGTCTGAAACTATTGCTTTATTATAAACATTCGCCTTTAATCCGTTTAATTCTAAATTCATTTTTATAAGTTCGCAATGTTCGTTGTCAGCTTCATAAACATCAACAGTTGCACCTTTATATAAAGCTAATAATGTAAATGCGCCTATGTTTCCACCAAAATCAATCCAATGTTCGCCTTTTTCTATTTTGAAATATTTTTTTTCATAAACATTTCTTTCGACAACTTCCATTATAGTTTTGATGTCGCTTGTGTTTGGTCTGTAATAAAATTTCAATCCTGTTTTTTCTGAAACATAAATTGGCAATTCACTTGTAAATAAGTTTTCATACATAATTTTAAGTTTTGTTGTTGGCTCTTTTTACTCTTTCTAATTCGTCTTTCGGAGCAAGGCATTTAATTGTTTTTTCACGATAATACATTACAAAACTTATTCTTTCATCCTGTTCCGTTTGCTTTTCAATAGGTGTGTTTCCGTGCCATTGATGAACATCAACTAAAAGCAAATCACAACTACATAAATCAAAAGCAATTCTCCATTCAGGTAAAACAAAATAACCTCCTTTTAGCCCTTCTGTTTTATAACTTGTTAAATTTCCAAACCCTTTTTTTAAATCTCCTGCATCTTTATGCACCGCTGTTTGAAAGTCTTTGTTTATTGTAACAGTTGTAAAACAAGTATCTTTTATTATGTAGTTTTTATCAGTTGCTTTTGCGTACTCATTTTGAATTTTCCATTTATTATGAATTAGCTCTTTAAATTTATCATTTACTTCTTGAATGAATGGAATAGCTTTTTCAAACTTTTCAAATTCATTTTTTGTGAATGCTGTTTTTCTGCAATAAGGCATCATAACCGTTCTGTCCATATACCCAATTAAGCCGTTTAAGACGCAATTACCGACTTTGTATTTACTTAATTTACCATCTTTTGTGATTGGTTGTAGTTTGAAGTTTTCAGTAATGTGACTCCCTGATCTATTCATTGTTTTAGATAATTCAACTTTCCCCGAGGCTATACCTCTATTATCCATTTTTACAATTGAACTTCTTACATTTTCAACACAATCATCTAATTTTTGTTTACTTAAAACGTTCTTTCTGAATTTAGCTAATAAGATTCCTGAAATGTCATAAACATCACAATCGTAATTTATCAATTCATCAAATGAATTTTCATCTAAAAACGAACCCATCAAATAATCTCCATTGATTATTTTTTTACTTATCTTTAATGTCTTCATATATTTTTTTTATAAACCAATCGCTAATATTGTCAACTCCTGTTTTTTTAAATAATGACTTTTTATTTTTCTCTATAAAATCCCTTTGTTCATCTGAAACATAAACACATAACCTGTTAATGTTTGTGTTGTCTATTTCAGAGTTGTTTTCTTCTAATTCAAATTCAAATAATTCCATAAAAAAACGGCTTATAACAGTGGTTTTGCTCAATGGCTGTTTCGGGCAAAATTTCAGCACTGTTTTGTGTTTGTAAAATTTGTTTTTAATTCAATAATTTAGGCTTGCTTTTCGGCAACAAAACAAAGCCACGGAACGTTAAAAACAAGCTATTCCAAAGTTTGTGGTAAAGTTTTACGTGTAACCTTACTATTTTCAAAAATCAATTTTAATAATTCTGGATTATCTTTTTTAGATACTGAAATAGTATTGCTAATTTCACGTGCTACTTTAACTTCGTCAATCTTCATTATTAATTGGCTTGTAATTTGAATTTTTACAAAATCACGCTTTTCAGTTGCGTAACATTCGATTTCTTTAATATCAATCTTCATCTCCATAATGTTCTATTTTTAAAATGTTTGTATATTTTGGAAAACTTAAAGTGTGTTTGCTCATTTTTCCATCAACTTTCACACGTCTAAACCAATACTTAAAATCTCCTGTTAATGCGCTAATCCTGTAAATAAAAGCTATTGCGTTATCTTTGCCGTAATCTCGACTTTTCCACCAAACTTTTACTTTATCGCCTACTTTAAAAGGACTTTGTTCAATTCTTTTACTTTCAATAATATTACGTTTTTGGTAGTATTCTATTTCTAAACTCTTGTATTCTTCAATATAAGTATCTTTGTCCATAGTTTAGCCTATTTTTAACACACGTTTGGCACAATTGCCATTAGTGTTTCGTTTGACATTATTTGTTTGTTTGTAGTTCGTTTGAGTTCTCATTTTGGCAACTAAGCCAAGCGTGGGAACGTTATAAGAAATAGCTACGATTCGTTTTCAATTCCACAATCTTTAATGTCTCTAATATCTACTTCTTTATCCATATCGTTTAAATACAAAGTTGAATATCTAATCGAATGAATTATTCCATATTGCACAGAAAAATAACCTCTGTAAGGGTCAACTCTGTCAACATAACAAATTATTTTTCCAATATTTGCTTTTATGTTTTCTCTTGTTGGATAAAATTTTTTAAACCCTTTTTCTTCTTTTTCAAAATTAAGCAGATACATAATTAATTTTTGTATTAATATCCGCTACTTCTTATAACAGTAGTTTGTAGCAATGGCGGATTAAGTTATTAATTTTATGTTTTTTCTTTTATTTTGTATGTTTTTGGCTAAATAAGAAGTTTTGGTTCTATCTATTCCGCCACTTCTACAAGCTACAAAACGTTAAACTAACTCCCATGCCTTAACCTCTATTTGTTTAAACTCTTTATCTAACTTTAATTGTAAATCTAAACACGCTTTAATAATTACTTTATTTTTAATAGGTATTTCAGTGCGAAAATAATACTCTATTGTAGATGGTTTAACGTGTAACTTCCTTGCCATATTATCGACAAATGATTTGCGGTCAATTAGTTGTTGTAGTTTGTGTATCATAATTTATTTATTTCGTTTCTTACATCATTCCAATATTCAGTAGTATTATTAGTAATTACACCCCCAAATTCACTACTTGGTAATGATATACTTATTAATTCATCAACTGCTATTAATGCACATTGTTTAGCTAATTTATTAGTCAAAGTGCCATAAATAATCTTCATATCAACTACATCGTCTGCTATAATAATTTTATATTTCTCAACTAACTCTAATGCTTTTTCTTTCGGACTATTCATAATTTTAAGGTTTAAATTTCCACAAATATACAAACTATTTTAATACAAATAACATAGTAGCGTTATTTAGAATAAATATAAATTAACTTCATTGTGTTGTTTATCCAAAAAAAGATATTATATTTGCTCCATAATAATTAAACAATTAGAAATTATGACAAATCAATTAACAATTTTAGAAATTAAAGAAAAGTACACTATTGAAGATATTATAAATATCTTTAAAAAAAATAATATGTTTATTAAACAAATAGATGATAAAAAGAGTAAGGATTGCGGAATGATAATCGCTTTTAATAATGAAAATTCTTATTTTTTATTTTCAAGTTATACTCTTGCTTATCATTATTTTTTAAAAATGAATTGGATTAATTAATAAAAAATCAGGGGTGCGACTGTAACGCACAATTATTATGAAAAAAATTATCTTTTTATCAGTTGCAACTATCGGAATGAGTACCGATAATTTTTTACTAATGACAGGTGCATTATTAATTTGTGGAATTTTAATCTTTAAAAAACAATAACATGAAAACACTTTGGGAACGATTATCAAAAGAAAATCAATCAATACTTATTAATATTCAAAAAGAATATCCTGAGCTATATGAAAAAATTATTGAAGATTTAAAAAATAAAACATGTTGGACTAATTTAACTGTTTCGTTTGCACACCTATTAATTCAAGATTTAACAGATTACAACAAAGATTTTATTTCACTTTTAGATGAACTTTTTAAAAATTAATATTATGAAAACACTTTGGAAACGATTATCAAAAGAAAACAAAACTAAATTAACTAATTCTGCTACACTATACCCTTGCGTTTCAGGTAATTTAATTAACGCATTAAAAATTGAGGTATCTTGGGCAAGTTTAAAATTTGAGCATATAATTTGGTTAATGCAAAACACAACAGGAGAAAAAACACTAATTGAAAACGTAGATAAATTATTTGATAATGAATAAGTACATAGTATATTACTGGCGGTTTAAAAACGATGATTGTGTAGACTGCGAAAAGATAATCGAAGCATTGAATTTCGATGCAGCATATAACCATTTTAGAAGTAACAACCCATTTGTAAAAATTAGAGAAATAAAAGAATTATGAAATTAATAATAGAAGTAATTGACGGAAAATGGACGATCAATGGAAAGTCATTTAACGAATTAACACCAAACGAAAAAAACGCATTAGACCAATTTATAAAATCATACGAATAATGACATATTTAGATGAAACATTAGAAATACCTAAACACTACGATAATAGTAAAGGTAGTATTTACCAATTTTGCGAAAATAAAAACCTTAATTCTTACGAATTTGACATTATTAAGAGAGTTGTAAGATGTCGCAAAAAAGGAAACTTTAAAGAAGATTTACAAAAAACAAAACATTTAATAGATTTATATTTAAGTGAGTATGATAACTAAAGATTTACAACTTAAAACTATTGCGGTTTGCTCCGATTTACTTTTAGAAGCTATTGACGATGGCAGACCGCTTAACGAAAATGGTAAACTTTTAAAACAACTACTTGAAAAGCAATTAGAAGCCATTTACAGTCACGAAGTAGTAAGAAATAACGAAGCGTACCAAGAAACTAAAAACAGGGTTTTATATAACATTAACGCACATTTTAAAATATGACAAATCAATATTTAACAATGCACGAAATAGCTAAAATAGTAAATTGTAGTTATAAAACAGTTAGAACAAAATTTAAAAAAAATGAAATACAGCCATATAAAAAAGAAGTAGTAGGAAAGGTTTTAACTTTTTATTATGACATTAACGACATTATAAAAGTTTTTGACTCTCGATACTTTGCGGAGGTTGTACCATTTACTTTAATTGAAAAATAACAAATTTACGAAAGCAAAATGAATTATGAATAATAAACTAAAAGAAATCTTCTTAAAAGAAGGAATAAGCCAAAGAGAATTTGCAAAAGAAACCGAAATAAGCTACTCACATTTAAACCACATTTTAAATAATCAGGTAGTTTGCTCATTTGAAACCTTGCAAAAAGCCTGTAAAAAATTAAATTATCAAATTAATGTCGAAATTATCGAAGCGTAAAAGCATAGTTTTAGTAGGTAAGCGAATACCGACAGCATACGAAATTCAAAAAGAAACTACTTTAAAAGCTAAAGAAGTTTTAGATAAAGCAAAAGAAATGGATCATATAAAAAATAAACCTGTAAAGTATTTATTAAAATGAAAAAAATAATATGGAGTTTATTCGATAGTGAAACAGCTATAACACAAGAACTAAATTCATATGAGTATATTGTTTATTCAATTGGTTTGCCAAGTTCATCAGCTGTTACTGATAATTTTATAAATATGGATTTAAGTAAAAGAAGTTGTTTAACTAAATTAGAGAAACTACCAAAACCAGATATAATATTTGCAAGTCCACCTTGTGAAACTTGGGTTGGTGTAAGTATTGGAGTAACAAGATTTTATAATAGAGATTATAACGAACATAATTTATATTGGAAAAGAAATCTAAAATCTAATAAGTTTAAAAAAAAATTTGAACAAAGAAGATTATTAGGTCAAAGGACAGCTTTTTATACAGCTGAAATAGTAAAAAAATTTAATCCTAAATTATGGTGTATTGAAAACGGAAGTAGTAGTTTAATTTTTAAATATATAAATCAATACAATAACTTACAAGGTTATGTAAATAAATGTTATTATGATAGTTATAATGCAAAAGATTTTAGTAAAAAACCTACTTCAATTTTCTCAAATAAAAAAATGTTATTAAAAAAAAATATTGTTAAATTTAATAATAATAGAATTACTACTAATAATAATTTTTTAAATAAAGTAAAAAAAGGTTTGATAAATATTGAAGATTATAATATTAAAAAAAACTATTGCGAAAGGTCAAAAGTACCTATTGAATTATACAAACACATACTTTCTATTTATGAGGGTAAACAACAACTAAATTTATTTTAAAATTATGACATTAAGAGAAAAGTTTAAACCAAAAGTAAGTATTAATACAGATGGAGAGGCTGGAAGATACGCAAAACAATGCGAACAAATAGCATATGATTACGCTATTGAAATTTTAGAACTTTACCACAATGACATATTTCACATTCCATTAAAAGAAGGAGAGGCTAAAAAAATTGTTGAATATATTAAAAGTAAAAAAGGATTATGAAACAAACACCCCTACAAAGAATAAAAAGAGTTATGGATTACTATATTAAACGTGGTCACAATTCTGAACGTATTAATACACTATATAAAAAAATATTAAAAAATAGATGTAATTAACAAAAAAATGTTATATTTGCATAACTTTAAAAATCAAAATTATGGGAGCGAACTCAAATTTATTCCTGATGTTACAGGAGCAATCAGTAGAAACAAACAATTTTCTACCAACTAAAAAAGAAATTCAACTTTCTGCAAAATCATTCGTTAGCAATCTTTTAGATGCTGGCGAAAATGATAAAATGGAACTTTACGCACAGGCTGTTAGAATTAACGAGGCGTTACAAATTGTAACAGATGAACTTAAAAATTCAATTCCGCAAGAAAACTTTGAAGCGTTTGGAATCAAAGGTACTTACCGAAGCGGTGGAGAGTCTTTAAACTACAAAGAAGATTTAGTTTATGCTGAATTAGAAGCTAAATTAAAAGAACGTGCTGAACTTATTAAAGTAGCTACAAAGTCAAAAGATACGATTTACGATAGTGAAGGGATTGAAGTAACGAAAGTAAGTAGCACACAAAGAAAATCATCATTAGCAATAACTTTTTAATTATGGAAAATCATTTAGAACTTTGGAATAAAGTCGAAAAGACAAATCCAAAATATACAAAAAAAGCAAATGTAAAAGGTAATAACATTACAGCGATTGCACCGCAATATCAAATTAAAAACGTTACTGAACAATTTGGAAGTTATGGTAGTACTTGGGGTTTCAAGTCTTTAGAATTTGATTATACATTAGTTGATAGTTTAGGACTTGTTGTATTGCACGCTATTTTTTATTATCCAAATGGAGAATTTCCAATTAAAAATGCACAAAATATTTTCATTGATAATGCTAAAACAAAAATAGATGATAACTTTGCAAAGAAATTAGAAACAGATACTTTGACAAAAGCTATTTCTAAACTTGGTTTTAATGCTGATATTTTTATGGGGTTGTTTGATGATGTTAAATATCTTGCAGAAGTTACTAAAGAATTTGCAGAAGCTCCAGCGCCAATAAAATTAAGCGATAAAGCAATAGATGATTTAATTGCAAAAGGGACTAATGAAATTCAAAAGTATTTAAAATTACATGAAGATAAAAAAGTATCTTTGTCAACTGAACAAATTACAAAATTAACGGGGGAGCTGAAAACCGAATAGAGTAAGCTAAATTATTATATATTATATTATGCCAAAATTACAATCTTACGCTTTAAGCGTAGCGCTTACAAAAATGAAACATTCAGTTATTACTGCAAAAAGCGGTCAAAAATGTTTAGTATTACCGATTAATGACAATTACCTTACATTAATTGAAAAGGATGGTACAACAGCTGTTTATATGCAAACAGATGTTGTTACTATGGATTCAGAAGATACCAACGGAAATTGGGGTTTTCAAGTTCAAAAATTACCAAGTGAACTTTATAAAAGTTTAGGGGCTGAAAAAGCAAAAGAAATTAAAGACTTACCTTATTTAGGTAATTTAAAAGTTTTTACTAAAAAGACAAATGATGTTTCAGAACCTATTGAAATTGAATTAGAAGCACCAACTGACGATTTACCATTTTAGAGAACACCCAATGTTAAAACTTTTGGTATCAACATTTGATTTAGAAATCCCTGAAGAAATTTAGGGATTTTGTTTTTTGTATTGGAAAATTGTTTATATTTGTAGGATAGTTGACCTCTTACATTATATCAACTTAAAGACATTATACGGCACGTATAGGATAAAAGAGGTAAGAGGCTTTTTGATTATACGTGCTTTTTTAATTTTTAAATTTTATTTATATGACTGAATTTAATGAAAATCTTTTTGAAGAAAGAAGAAAATCGCACACAAAATGGATTGTAAACACTTTTACTAATAAAGTTAATCCATGCCTACGAACTTTTGAAGTTGGTGACAAAATTAAGCTAAAAGGAAATATTTATGAATGTTATAGCGTTTATAAAGATTCTTATAGAAGTATTAATTTTTATTTTTTTAATTAATATGAAAGTATTTATAACAAACAAAAAAGATTTTGAGTTTGCTTTAGATAACAACTCAAAACAGGCTCACATACAACTTTACAATGAAGTTTTTGAAAATTTTAATAATAATAATAAAATAGATGTTATTCATTATATAACTTTTGAAAATAAAAATTTAGGTGTTTTATTTGAATTTAAAGGAAAAAATAATGATATATTTTTTTATGAATATTTAAACACTACTGACTAATGGAAAATCAAAAAGTATTAAAGTTTTTAGAACAATTTTCAGTTATTACAGTAGGTGAAAATAAAATCCCAAACTTTAGTTGGACTAAACAACAAACTGAAAAATTAACACCTGCACAATTAACAGAAAGGTTAGATTATAAAGGCGGTAAAAAATGGACTGATCAAGATGGAATTATTCACGAAATAAAACCTACAACCGCTTTCGGCCTTGTTACAGGTTTTGAAGACTTGGAGTTTTTAGATATTGATTTACAAGTATTCTCCACAGCAAAAGAACAAAAAGAATTCTGGAGTGAGTTTATAG